TTTCCGATCCACTACAGCTGGATCTGCAAAAAGCAGCCCGGACTCCACCACATCGCCATATTCTTTGTTTAACCCGGCGATCATGTACGTGATGCTTTTTCCGTCACTAATTTCACGATACAACCTGAAATCATTAATCCGGATAGCCTCCATAATTGCCGGAATCAGCGCCGTGAATTTTTTCCGCTTATCCCTGGTGTCGATAGCTTTCCAGCGTTCGAATATCTTCACCCGGTTAACGCCCAGCGCCCGTTGATCAACCTCGCCATCATTAAACGTGACGCGTTGAACATCGATGTTCGGGCGTTCTTTCAGAGCCCAGAATGCTTCCGTGATTAATATCGTCGCCTGCTCCTGTGTCATTCCTGGTCGGCACACCCAGGCATCCAGAGCCTCACAAACCTGTTCAGGGGTGATTTTCATTGTTCAACCGCCCCGCCCGCTTCGTCTTACGATATTCGTCATAAACTTTGGGATCATACTGAAGCTCCCCGCCAGATGCCTCTTGCAGGCGCATCGCGCGACCTTCAGGAACCAGTTCCCCCCATTGAGAAACAGCAGATGGATCAACACCAGCAGCTTTCGCTACTTTGGCTTTCGTCCCATAAAAATTAATTACGTCTGATTTAAACATCACCCCTCCAAAATTGAGTTTTCTCAATAGTAATCACTCAAGGAATCTCAAGTCAAGGGTTATTAAGATATCTAAATATGAACGAGAAAACTTTAGGTCAACGAATTAGAGAAAGACGCAAACAGGTTGGTTTAAGTCAAAACGATTTAAGCAAAGCCGCTGGCGTATCTGGCTCATCAATTTCACTATGGGAAAGCGACCATACAGCCCCGCGTGGGCAAAATTTGCATCGCCTGGCTGAGGTATTGCAATGTTCACCAACTTGGATACTGTTTGGTGACGAGGATAAAACACCAGATCCACCAGTTGCACTCAACAGCGCCTTAGACTTATCGGAAGATGAGTTGGAGATGTTGCGATTGTATCGCGCACTTCCAAAATCAGAGCAGCAAGCACAAATCAGCGAACTCCGTGCCCGCGTTGAGAATTTTAATCGCCTATTCACCGAGCTACTAGAAGCTCGCAAACGTAACAAACATCAGTAATCCCCTTCACAAATTTTAAAGCCTTACATTTCAATGTATTGGCTTTATTTTGCATTAAATATTGAGTTTTCTCATTAAAAGCACTTGACCAACAGTCATGAGAAAACTAAATTACCACCCATCAAGACACCGCACGGTGTTCTCAGCAAACAGTTCCGCTACCCGGCGTTAAGGGGAAATGAGGTCAACATGGATACTATCGATCTTGGTAACAACGAATCTCTGGTGTACGGCGTGTTTCCCAACCAGGACGGCACGTTCACCGCGATGACGTATACCAAAAGCAAAACGTTTAAAACCGAAGCTGGCGCGCATCGCTGGTTAGCAAGAAACTCTGACTGATGAGGTTGACGATGGAATTTAAAGATTTACCTACTTCAATCCAGGAGATTGCAGCACACACACTTCGTCATCGTCTGAACGAACTTGCATTGGAATCGGTAACGAAAAAAGACACTGATAATATGGCTCGTAATGTGCGCGATGCGTTTACCGGATTGTATTTCTGTGCGTCTGTAAATAAACACGACTCAGATAGTGTGGCAAATAAAATTGCAGAAACGACAGCGCAAAACATCAATACGAAACCAACGGAAGAAGAAATTGATCAGTTTGCTCATGATGCTGGTTTAAAAAACAAGAAAGAAAAATCGCCATATGCGGGGAACATGTTTGTTTATGACAATCTCATCAGAATTCGTGGCGAAATTCCGGCGGAATACCTGGCAAGAGTCCATCAGGCATTGCTTAAAAATCTGGAAACAGAATTATTTGATGGCAACACTAACGGTTTCTTCATGGTATCAGGCCTTGAGAAAGACTGGGATGCAGAAAAACGCTGGAATGTTGCCACATGGTTATTCAGTAACAGAGCCGCTGCCCTGGAAGCTTCGGCATGTATTTGCGGCCTGTTCTTAACAGACCACAAATATAATCTGGATGTGTACAGTTATATTTACGCTGAACACGGTCCGCTCTGGATTGACTGGTAATTATAAGGAAACACCAGCAGGGCCGAGGCGACCAACTGAACGATTAAAATCAATAATGCCATTATAAAGGACATTATTTAATTTATCATCGAATGCTGATTCTGTGAGCCTCAACTCTGAATGAGTTTTTAATAACCCTGATTGCCTGAGTTGATTTACCAGGCATTCAATCTGTTTTTCAATAAGCGGATTTCTTTTTTTGTTTGGCATTTTATCCTCCATTGAGGTTCTGGGTTAAAAATGGAGACCAACACGCTGCCACGTGTGGTCGTGCGCCGGACACGGATAAGAATCCGGTACTGACAGTTTACTGAAAGGATATATCCCTGAAAAGCCAGGGCATAACGCGAAAGCGCACGGCGAAGTTCGTCTCACTGTACGGTGTCGTTAAATTTAATTCGACCGTGCGCTTCCGGTTGTGGCACTCCGCGAAATGGCGCGGCGGTAAGTATGGCGGGGTTATTCCTCCCCCATTGAGACACCGGGTTGCCAGGTTGACCATACGCTTAAGTGACAACCCCGCTGCAACGCCCTCTGTTATCAATTTTCTGGTGACGTTTGGTGGTATCAGTTTTACTCCGTGACTGCTCTGCTGCCCTTTTTAAAGTGAATTTTGTGATGCGGTGAATGCGGCTGAGCGCACGCGGAACAGTTAAAACCAAAAACAGTGTTATGGATGGGTTCTCTGTATCCGGCGTTAATTGTTAACTGGTTAACGTCACCTGGAGGCACCAGGCGCCGCATCACAAAATTCATTGTTGAGGGTGCGATAATGAAAACGTTATTACCAAACGTTAATACGTCTGAAGGTTGTTTTGAAATTGGTGTCACTATCAGTAACCCAGTATTTACTGAAGATGCCATTAACAAGAGGAAACAAGAACGGGAGCTATTGGATAAAATATGCATTGTTTCAATGCTGGCCCGTTTACGCCTGATGCAAAAAGGATGCTGGCAATGAATACTACATTTGCACTTGTTCTGACGGTTTTTCTTGTTTCCGGTGAACCGGTTGACATGGTTACTGGCGTATACGGCTCAATGAAAGAATGCATGGTTGCCGCAGTGGAACAGAAAATTCCCGGTAACTGTTATCCGGTCGATAAAGTTATTCACATGGATAATAACGAAATCCCGGCAGGACTTAAAACAGCACCGTAATTAATATCCGGTTTCATTTTTATATGCCAGCAATGGCAGGGATTTGTTCACCCTTAAATCTGTAATGAGGTTAAAACAACATGAGTAAAGTCTTTATTTGCGCCGCTATTCCGGACGAACAGGCAATAAAGGAAGAAGGTGCAGTCGCTGTAGCCACTGCCATTGAAGCTGGCGACGAACGCCGCGCCCGTGCCAAATTTACCTGGCAATTCCTGGAGCAATATCCGGCTGCTCAGGACTGCGCTTATAAATTTCTTGTTTGCGAGGATAAACCCGGTATACCCCGCCCTGCCCTCGATTCCTGGGATGCTGAATATATGCAGGAAAACCGCTGGGATGAGGAGTCAGCTTCCTTTGTCCCGGTTGAGACTGAATCAGATCCGATGAACGTCACTTTTGACAAGCTGGCCCCTGAAGTGCAGAACGCTGTCATGGTTAAGTTCGACACATGTGAAAACATCACCGTTGATATGGTGATTAGTGCACAGGAACTGTTGCAGGAAGACATGGCAACATTCGACGGACATATCGTTGAAGCGTTGATGAAAATGCCAGAAGTTAACGCCATGTATCCGGAACTTAAGCTGCATGCCATCGGGTGGGTTAAGCATAAATGTAAGCCTGGAGCTAAATGGCCCGAAATTCAGGCAGAGATGCGCATCTGGAAAAAACGTCGCGAAGGTGAACGCAAGGAAACCGGAAAATACACGTCTGCTGTTGATCTCGCCCGCGCCAGAGTCAACCGACAGCACACTGAAAACTCAGCAGAAAATATCCCCCCTGTCACTGCAGTCATTCGTCGCGAATATAAGCAGACATGGAAAACACTGGATGATGAACTGGCCTACGCTCTGTGGCCTGGTGACATTGATGCCGGAAACATTGACGGCAGCATCCATCGCTGGGCAAAAAATGAAGTTATCAACAACGACCGCGAAGACTGGAAGCGTATCTCAGCATCAATGCGCAAACAGCCTGATGCCCTTCGCTACGACCGCCAGACTATTTTTGGCCTTGTCCGCGAGCGTCCGATCGACATTCACAAAGACCCTGTGGCACTGAACAAATACATTACTGAATACCTGACTACAAAGGGCGTGTTTGAAGATGAAGGAAGAAATCAGATCGCAACTGATACTCTCTCGTCGCCAGTACCAGAAACTGATGCAGTGGAAACGGCAATCCCGGACAACGAAAAAACCGAATGCAAAGTGGAAGTCGAACCATCTGTAGAGCGTGAGGGGCCGTTCTACTTCCTCTTCACCGACAAGGATGGCGAAAAATACGGTCGCGCAAACAAACTTTCTGGTCTGGATAAGGCACTGGCTGCCGGGGCTACTGAAATCACGAAAGAAGAATATTTCGCCCGCAAAAACAGTACATACTCAGGTTCACAACAAAATACTGGTGCATCTGACACGACCGCACAGCCAGAACCGGTAAAAGTTACCGCTGACGAAGTAAACAAAATTATGCAGGCAGCCAATATCAGCCAGCCTGACGCCGATAAGTTGCTTGCTGCATCACGTGGTGAATTTATTGAAGGGATTAGCGACCCGAATGATCCGAAATGGGTTAAGGGGATCCAGACCCGCGATACTGTGAACCAGAACCAGCAAGAAACGGAACAGAACGGCCAGAAAGCGGAACAAAACAGCCCAAATGCGTTACAAAACGAGCCAGAAACGAAACAACCTGAACCAGTAGTGCAACAGGAACCGGAAAAGATCTGCACCGCCTGCGGTCAGACCGGCGGCGGCAACTGCCCTGATTGTGGCGCGGTGATGGGCGACGCAACATACCAGGAAACATTCGATGAAGAGTATCAGGTTGAAGTTCAGGAAGATGATCCGGAGGAAATGGAAGGCGCTGAACATCCAAACAAGAAGAACACTGGCGGCAATCAGCATCACAATAGCGATAATGAAACTGGCGAGACGGCAGATCACTCAATTAAGGTGAACAGTCATCACGAAATCACATCCGCCAGCAGGACGTGTGACCATCTAATGATCGACCTTGAAACCATGGGAAAAAATCCTGATGCCCCGATTATCTCAATAGGTGCAATATTTTTCGATCCGCAAACCGGAGATATGGGACCGGAATTTAGTAAGACTATCGATCTGGAAACTGCTGGCGGAGTCATTGATCGGGACACCATTAAATGGTGGCTTAAGCAATCACGCGAAGCGCAATCTGCCATTATGACCGATGAAATCCCGTTAGATGATGCACTGTTACAATTGCGGGAATTTATCGACGAAAACTCCGGTGAATTTTTTGTTCAGGTCTGGGGAAATGGAGCCAACTTCGACAACACGATTTTGCGCCGTTCATACGAACGGCAGGGGATCCCCTGCCCGTGGCGTTACTACAACGATCGCGATGTACGCACAATCGTTGAGCTGGGAAAAGCCATAGACTTCGATGCCAGAACGGCTATTCCATTCGAAGGTGAGCGCCATAATGCACTTGATGACGCCCGTTACCAGGCAAAATACGTTTCAGCTATCTGGCAAAAACTGATTCCGAATCAGGCTGATTTTTAATGTTCAACCGTCGCCAGTTGTCGTTGGTATTCTGCAACTGGCGCGTTCCGGAGTGATAGCCATGAGCGAACAGTACCTGATAACGCTCGATGAGTGGAAACCAAAACGGTTCAGTCTCCCAATAACAAACACTACCCTGGTGAAATACGGAAAACTAGGATACATCGTTCCAAGACCACAAAAAATTCGTGGGCGTTGGCTGATAGATCGCCGGGCAGTATTTGTTGGACCTGGTGAAACGGGAATTGCGCCGGAAATTCATACTGGCGATGATGATGCACTGAAGGAGATTTTAACTCATGTCACCGAGGCCACGAAAAAACAGCACTGACGTAACCGGTCTTTACGAAAAGTTTGATCGCAGAACTGGCAGGGTTTACTACCAGTATAAAAACCCTGTGACTGGAAAATTTCACGGTCTCGGAACAGACAAAGGCAAAGCAGAAAAAATCGCTTCCACAGCCAATCAGCGAATAGCTGCAGCAGAAGCTGAATATTTCATGCGCAAAATTGATGAAAGTCCGTCAGCAACAAAACGTCGGGGTATCAGATTAAAGGCATGGGTTGATCGATATCTGAAAATACAGGACACGCGACTGAAAAATGGGGATATTGCAACTACAACTCACAAAGAAAAAGCCCGAATGGCTGCATACCTGGTTTCCCGTCTGGGAAACCATCCATTGAAAGAACTGGAAGTAAGAGACTTTGCATTAATACTGGATGAGTGGCTGGATAAAGACATGGTCAGCACAGCGAGAGTAAATCGTGGATTATGGGTTGATATTTATAAAGAAGCACAGCATGCAGGGGAAGTTCCTCCTGGATGGAATCCTCCGGAGGCTACCCGTAAACCGATCCCTAAAGTAACCAGAGCCAGGCTCACCCTGGAAGACTGGCAAAAAATTTACAACGCAACGCCTGAAAAACACTTTATCCGTAACGCAATGCTTCTTGCGATTGTTACTGGTCAGCGCCGAGATGACATTTGCCACATGCGTTTTTCAGATGTATGGAACGAACACCTGCATATCACCCAAGGGAAAACCGGAATGCGTCTGGCGTTACCGCTTACACTACGCTGTGATGCCATTGGGATAACGTTAAAAGAAGTTATTGATGGGTGCCGAGACAGAATATTAAGTCCATATCTAATCCATAGTCGGCACCAGAAACAACCAAAGCCGATGAGTAAAGACAACCTGAGCGACTACTTTGCCAAAGCACGGGATCTGGCTGGGATAACTCCACCAGCAGGAAAAACTCCGCCAACATTTCATGAACAACGCTCCCTGTCAGAACGACTGTACCGCGCGCAGGGTATTGATACAAAAACATTACTGGGACATAAAGTCCAGGCAACCACCGATCGTTATAACGATACTCGTGGTCAGGAATGGGTTAAATTGGTTGTTTGACGAAATAAATACAGCTGAAAAATGTTGATATTGCTTTGCTAGTGTAAAAACCCCGGCATCAACCGGGGTTCAGAGACTAATCTTGATCAGGTTCCTGCTTAGAATAATGTTTTCCAACAATAAATGCCGTAACCAATGCAACAAGATCTATTGAAACGAGAGTTCCGGCAAGAACTGTCTCCCCCATGACGCCAAAGACAGTGGCAGCTAAGATGATCAATATTGCCAACCAAAAAGCCTTTGTTTGACCATCTCTGGCAATATCAATGCTATCAGCCACTGTTTTATGGCGATGAGCCTGCTCTTTTTCGGTCAACTCAACAAGTCGATTTGCAAGCCCAGGCACCAGTTGATCATACTTTTTAAGCATTGAAGGTGGCGGAACAGGCCCCTGAAAATGCTGGCAAACAATAGCCCGCACCTGCGGACTATCCAAAACCCTGTTTAAGACCTCTGGATTTTCGATTACTCGAGAAACCAGTTCATTATCCTTTTGTTCTTCACAAGTGAGTTTGGTGTTCTCACTTTCTTTTTGATCTGGCAT